CCCTTACGGGGCTTAGAAAATTGGAGGTGACTTCAATGAAAGTACAAGTCTGAGGTACATCTACACTTTCCTCAGTTTAAATTATAACATAGGAAAAACCGACAAAACCGACAAATCAAGATTTTTTTGAAATATATCTTTTTATCTTCTTTTCAACTGCGTCCTCTGTAATTCTCCCACCACTCACCTGCATAGCTATCTGCAAGTACGTCTTACCCTTGATGAATTTCAGCACGAACATTCGCCGTGTCTGATAGTCCTCTATCCCCTTGATAAATTCCTCCACAGTCCTCTGCTCACGCTCTAACCGTGCCTGCTCACACAGCAGTGAAAGTGTATCACCGCTTGGTAGAAAGCCGTCTATGCGTGAGCTGTGTGGTGTGTAGGACGGCGGAGTGCATACGCTGATACTGTCGGCAACGTACTTGCCTGAAAGCTCTGCCTTGATGTCCTCAATGGCTGAGGCGTTCCTGCGGTAGGCTTTCAGGCGTGACATGGTCATAGGGTCGTTTCTTTCCATAGGCTCTCTCCTCTCTGTATCTCTTACGCATTGTTATCACCTTTTCAGTCTAGCCCCGCAGTTAGGGCAGTAATTTATTTCACCGTGTGGGTACTGAGCTATAAAGTGAATGATTTCACAATTACTGCATCTAAGCTGATTAGGGGTGTTTGTATTCTCCCATGTTCCATGCTTTACCTCCTGCACGGCTGTGGTAGGCTGTTCGTTGATTATATCGGCAATGCTGCTGTTATCACCCAGAATGCCTGTTATGCCCTTTTCGTATATCGGCATACACGCCGCCGATAATTCGTTAATCAGATTGTCCGCGTCAATGTATTTTGCCATGTTATCCCTCCTCATTATTCAAGCCAGATTTTGCTATATTCATCGAAACTTCCGACAAGCTTATCAAATGCTTTCACTTCGACGCTGTATTCATACCAGTCTTTTGCGTCCGCTTTGTCATATGCCGTTTCAATGTCCTTTATGATCTGCAAATATGAGGTATTTTGGTCTTTCAAGATATCAAAAGCAGCTTTCAAATAGTCATATTTGTATTGGACGTTGAGGTAAGAC